CTCTAATATAGTATCCTGGTGTATCTTGTGTATCCTCTTCTTTAAGGGCTCAAGCACATTACAACTTAAGCCCTTATCTCCACAAGAATAGTTATTACCAATCCATTACTCTAGATTCATACATCATAATCTCTGCTTTGGTATTAACTGCAATCGCTCTCTCTTCCTTAGCTCTTTTTTCCGCTTCGTTACGTGATTTATAAGTATAAGCTATGTAAGGAGAGCCTTTCTCCCAACCTTGTTCTATCACTATTGTGAATAGAAAATCATTATCAGAATTGTTTAAACCATTTAATCCTAATAATAACAACAAGTTTATAAATACTATAATAGATAGGTATGTTGCTGTTGTATAATCATATGTCATATAAGCAAATATTATCATAGTTAACAATATCAATGTAACACAACCTATTACTGCTTTAAGCGTCTGTATGTTCAACAACTTCTCCCTTCTCATTTTGATAGCGTATTGCCTTACCATTAACTATCTTTATATTAGTATAGCCCTTCTTTTCAAGACCCTTTCGTAGCTTTTGATTAGCTTTACGGGCAAGTTTCTTTTGCTTGGCTATATCCTTTGTTAAAGCAGTTTTCCTCTGCTTGGTTTCTTTAGCCGACTTATTTGGCATCCTTGTATTCTCCATTTATGATAATCCTTTGCCTTTCACCCAATATTAAGCAATGAGTTATCTGGTTATCTTTATCATCTAATACCTTCTTCCAAGTTCCAATACCTGGTATATGTATTACTTTTAATCCATCAGTATCTAATTCTACGGGGAAAATTGCACCATTTATATCAATGTATTTCTTATCTACGTGATGATGCAATGTATTATGTGCTAACATATTATAATCTATTTCAGGTGACATCTTCCTCCTTATATCTTATTATTAACTAACCATTCACAATATTCTATACTATCTATTATACTTATTTCTTTATCAGTTGCTTTCCTAAAGTTTGCTTGTCCAAGACAGTGGGAACAGATATTGTCCTTAGAGTCATAACAATCGCTCTTTTGTTTGTTACAACACTTGCTTAATAATACTGGTTTAAGCTTAGTGAATGGCATATTAATCTCCTTTATTGTTTGTTTAGTTTCCAATTATACCAATACCAGTATAACTGCTTTGTACTACGCTTGGTAGGCTGTTTAATACCTGCTTCTTTAGCCCATTTGACTAGTTCATATCTACCGTTCATAATACCTCATTGAATGCGTTATTTTAAATAAAAAGAGGTGACTACAAGATTATAGCCACCTCATTAAATGTGTTATAAAGAAACTATCATACAGATAGTCTCTTATACTTGCTATTTCTTACGAACTAAAGTGAGAAACGAAATCGTCTTCAGACATCGTAGATGCAAGGTTAATCATAACACCCGAAGAATACTGAGGTGTTTGTTGCACGAACTTAGCGGATAATCCCGCTATCTCATTACACTTGTTAATGAGTTGTTCTGCGTTACTATTGAAAGGGGTGTCTACTTTGACCCACTTGCCACCTTTTGGACCTATTCCACCGTAAGGTGCGAATCCAAAAGCTTCTACTATAAATTGATATAATTTCTTCATATTATTTCCTTTATTTAATTAGTTAGTTTATTTACTACTGTAATTAGAGGGGGCATGCACATCTACAGCCGCAAAATTCAGCAGAAACTTGTACCCATAGCCCTGAATTTCAAGGCGGTAGGTGTGTAGCATATCTACCACTCAGATTCTAGCGCAATTTTTTAAAAAGCGGGTTTTTCAACCTAATTCTTTGTAAATTACAGCATGAAAGGGGGGGCTATTATGACAAACTTAAAAATTTCTAAATTTGGAAAATTATCGGAGATACTAAAGCTAGGTCATAAGGCTATTCATGACGACAAAACCCTTATTTTGAGGGGTAAAAACTACCCTATAACTATGGATACCGATGGTATGCGTATCATAGTAGTTGAAGAGGGTGGTATATTTAAAGAGTATCCTGGTAAAAAGAAGATAACTAGCTTTACAAGTGAAGAAAATGATGCTTCTTACTTAATTTTATCAAAAAATACTTGATTTCCAGGTTAAAGACATAATAAATTAAAAACACAGCAGCTGCAATATATACCTGATAATAAACAACAGGAATTTGTTTTAACGTAGTTGCTATTATCGGTACAGAATTAATTATAGAGGTATTTATGGGTAATGGTATTTATGATATACAGAAGAAATATATGGATGAGAACAATCCAGACGACCATTCGGCCCATAGCCATGGAGAGCCTACAGGTGACTATAAACAGATAGCGCCTTGGTTTATGGAGGCATTATATAACTCAGGAGCTGGTTCTATACAGGACTTTGCTAGGAGTAAGAATGTACCTCAGTCAGATATAGATGATTACTCTAAGTTTGTTAGTGGAGGCGGTGTAGAAGGTAGGGTTCAAGATATAAAACATCAGTATTTAGGTGGAGATGCTGGTGGTAATTACTCTCAAGGAAGATTAAGCGGTGAAAACCAAGATGTTATGAGATTAAACCCTAAGAACTACCAAGGATGGCCCGAAACAGTCGGTCATGAGTTCGGCCATGCCTTCGCAGGACACAGACCTGGTGGTTATGCTCTGGGCGAAGAGGACAGCAGGATACCCGATTTAAATTTATACCAAAAAGCAGATAGATTCCTTAAAGGTTGGCTACCTTCGTTCTCCAAACATGGAGCAAGGCCTTTTCAAAAGACTAATAAGAGAGAATTGTGGGATGATGCTGGTTATGACCCTCACTATGGAGAGCATCAGTTTGATATGCTAGGTGAAGCTTTTTCTAATACCTTAACTCCTATTCAAAAAAGAAGGTTAACTACGGGTAACGTCCCTCTAGAAGGAGGCGGTACCTATTCAGAAGCTGCTTATGATGATTTAGCACAAGGGGATTACAAGGTATACGATAAACTATCTAATAAAGCAGGTGATTTTAGGTCTGCATATGCCAAGGCAAGAGCAGATAACCAAAAAACCTTTACATGGGATGATAGATTGTACTCCTCAGACCTTTAATGTACACCATTACAATAAACCACAGAAAGAGCCCTGTAACATACGATATTTTAACTTCAGAAGAAGCTTTGAATGACAATATTCAATTTAAGTACTGGAGAGAGGCGTATGCAGGTGATTATGCTGTATCCGATGATGATATAGTAGCAAAGCTCATTAAACGCACATCATATAAGAATGGTTCCACTTATTTTAGGTTTCCTTGGGGATATTGTATTTGCAAGGATGTAAATAAGAGTTTTAAACTATTAGCTGAGAATAGAGAGTCTAAATATACTTTTTCAGGTAAACCCTGGTTAAAGGTACATAAGAAACAGCTATTAGGAGATATGGCTATGGTATATGCTATGACTCACGACAAGAACAAAACAATCGAAACTGTTCATGGGAAAGATGTAAAAGACTCTAATAAGAGAAAATATAAAAGATGGATGAAATCGGAGGTATTCACTGACATGGTAAGAGAAGAGCACCAAAAGTTACTTCAAAAACACTCTATGGACGAAGACTTTACTATGGAACTCCTTAAGAATGCTATAGACATAGCTAAAGATAAAAAGGATGTTTCTAATATGCTAAAAGCTGTAGATAATCTACAAGAAATGCATGGTATGAAGGATAAAGCGACTGTCAAGACAACGGAGCATATTGAAGCAAGTGAGACTCATAAAATGCTTGAGTCACTAGAGGAAGAAGAGCGAAGGTTAAGTATAACTCAAACAAAAGAGGTAAATGGGATACGAGAGAGTCAAATATCAAAAGAACTCGAAGAAGCCAAAGAAGCTGAAGCGAATTAATAAAAAGAAGTATAAAAATCAGAAATGGAGTGATTATGAGAGGTAATCATAATACTAGTTATGCAAAAATGCAAATGCTTCGGAAGCTCAAGAAGAACATGGCTTTGTTTGGGAAGGTGTGCTTTCCTTCTGCGTTTCAAAAAGCCACTCCTCCATTTCATAGTCATATATACAAAGCTTTAGTAAATGATTCTAAAAAGAGGGTATTAGTAGCCGCTCCTAGGGGCTCTGCTAAGTCAACAGTGTCAACGCTTGTTCTTCCACTTTTTCAAGCTGCTTTCAAAACAGACAAAGAAGACAAGTTTATCGTTATAATATCCGAGTCTCAAGCTCAGTCTATCAACTTCCTTAGTCGTATAAAATACCATTTAACATATTCAAGTAATTATAAAAGAATATTCGGAGATATGGGACCAACAACCGCAAAGAGATGGACGACTACGGATGTAGTACTATCTAATGGCACCAGGATAGTTGCTGTTGGTACAGGACAAAGAGTTAGGGGTTTTATCGAGGGAGATACACGTCCAACTCATATAATAGTTGATGATTTTGAATCGGAACATAATGCTTTAACATTTGAAGCTAGAAAAAAGAATAGAGATTGGATGACAGAAGCTGTTATACCTTCCCTGTCAGATGATGGTAGGATTATTATGATAGGAACTGTGATATCAGAGGATTGTTTTCTCTATTGGGCGAAAGACTCTCCAGCTTGGCATACCCTATGGTTTTCTATTGTGGATGACGAAGGGAACCCTATATGGCCAGAGAGATTTCCTCTAAGTAGAGTTGAGTCTATAAAACAGGAATATGCTTCTGTAGGAAACTTGACTGGATTCTATCAAGAGTATATGAATGTCGCTCAAGCCCCAGATGATGCTCCGTTTAAGCCTGTATATATCAAGACTTATGATATGATATATAAAAGGGAAAATGGTCAGAATTTTTTGGAAAAAAAGAATGGGGATAAAATTCCAATAGATATTTATTGTGGAATTGACCCAGCGTCATCTTTGTCTATTAGAGCTGATTTCTTTGTAATCGCTACTATAGGCGTTGACTCCGATAATAACAAGTATATTATAGATATATTTAGAAAAAGGATAGACCCAGCAATCCAACCAGACAAAATAATAGAAACATATAAGAAATACAAACCTAGACGTGTTAAAATTGAAACAGTTGCTTATCAGGAAGCTTTGAGAAGTGCTGTTAGGAAAGTTATGAGCGAAGAGGGTTTATTTATACCAGGACTAGAGAAAGGTGTGAAACCTAGGACTCGAAAGTCTGAAAGATTAATATCTTTAGTTCCAATGTTTGCTAAAGGAGAATTTTTCTTTAGAAAAGAAGATGTTATTGCACAAGAGGAGTTTTTATCTTATCCCAGAGGTAAGAATGATGATATAATGGATGCTATATGGACAGCTTTAGAAACTCATCACCCATGTAGAAAGAAAAGCTTCGTAGAATTGGATAAGAAAATAAAAAAGAAAAGTAAAAAACTTGATTGGATGACAATGTAATTTTGTTGTATATTATCCACCAAATATGAGAAAGCATACTAACAACAAGAAAAAAGTAGACGAAACTCACCGATTATTTAACGAGTATTCTGAAAAAAGAAGAGTTTGGGCTGAGCACGCCCAAGAAGACCAAGAATTTAGATTAGGCAAACAATGGACAACTGAGCAAAGAAATACTTTAGAAGCTAGGGGACAAGCTCCAATTGTTGTAAATAGAGTGCACCCTGCTGTAGAAACAGCAAAAGCCTTACTTACTGCAAACAAGCCTGGCTTTAGGGTTTCTCCTAGAGAAGACTCTGACAATAAAGTAGCGCAAGTTTTTAATGGGATGCTTGAATATGTTTGGCATATTTCAGAAGGAACTACTGTATTACGACAAATAGTGGATGATTACTATGTATGTGGCGTTGGTTTTGGTCTAGTCTATCAAAATCCTATAATGGATGATGGTAAGGGGGAGGTTTGTGTTAAAGACATTGACCCTTTAGATGTTTATGTAGACCCCAATTCAAGGCATAGAATGTTTGATGATGCAGAGAATATTATAATCTCTAGAATGTTTACTAGAGACCAGGCAAAGAAGATGCATCCAATGTATGAAAAAGCAATACAGAATGCTACATCTTCACAATTTTCTGATAGGCCTGTAACTGACAGGGCAGATGATGGGGAGACAGCCTTCCCAGAGGAGATTGAGACTAGAGAGTCTACTGATTATATCCGTGGATATGAAAGATATTATAAAGAAATTGTTGATAAATTTAGAGTTTTTGAGAAGTTTTCTGGTAAAGAGTATATTTTTAACGACAAGCAGTTTGAATCTTATATGGCTAGACCTGTTTGGATGGTAAATAACAAACCTGTACTCGAAGAGGAAATAGTAAAGAAAATGTCAGCTAAAGGCATGATGGTTCAAGAATCTAATATGGCTGAGTTACTTCAAAAACAAATGTTCGAAGTAGTTCAAATTAGGATTCCAAGAGTTATTCAATGTGTTGTTATGGGTGATAAATATTTATATTCAAGAGAATTACCAGTAGAGCATTATCCTATAATCCCATTTATGAATTTACATACAAGAACTCCATATCCGATGAGTGATGTGAGACTTGTAAAAGGATTGCAGGAGTATATAAACAAAATTAGGTCTCTAGTAATAGCTCACGCTACTACATCAACAAATGCAAAGGTACTTATACCTGAAGGCTCAGTTGATATGAAAGAATTTGAAGAGAAGTGGGCTAGGCCAGGAGTTGGTATAGCAATAGATTTCTCAGAAGGGCAACCTGTAACGGTTCAACCAACACCTTTGCCAAATGAATTATATAAAAACGAAGCGGATGCTAAGTCAGATATTGACCATCAATTAGGTTTATATGAACTTATGATGGGTAATTCTGGAGCAGCCCCTCAAACATACAAAGCGACTATAGCTATAGATGAGTTTGGTCAAAGAAAGATAAAGTCAAAACAAGCTGATATTGAAGCTGGCTTAGAGAGAATGGCTATGGTGGCTATTCCTTTAATGCAACAGCTGTATAAAACAGAAAAAGTAATGAGAATTACTAATCCTAACAATTCAATGAGTGAATATGTTATAAATAAAAGATTATATGATGAGAAAACTGGTGAAATAAAGGTATTTAATGACATAGCTGTCGGCAAGTATGACATAACAGTTGTTACTGGGTCTACATTGCCATCAAATAGATATGCTCAATTAGAACTTTATACAGATGCTTATAAGAACGGTATTATTGACAGACAAGAAGTTCTTAAGAAGACAGAAGTATTCGATATGGAAGGTGTAATGCAAAGGACGGATACTATATCTAAAATGGAAAACCAGATAAAACAACAACAAGAAGAATTGAAAAAACTCAAAGGAGAC